ATCCCGTTTGAATTGGAGAAAACCACGCTGTCCAGGTTGCCGCTCGTGGTCCCGGCGCTGAAGTTCACCGATGCAGCGCCAGCAGCTGCAACGCTCGCCGTCACAATGCTCCCGGCGCTGGTGCCAAAAGTCACATTGTTGGCATTGCTGAAGCCAAGGGTTTGAAAGGTGAAACTTCCGTTTGATGCGCTCGCCGCCTGATTGGACTGCGAAGTGAGCGCATTGTGGGAACCTGTGATGTTCGTTCCGTCAAGCCCGAAGCTGATGCCATTCGCATTGGAGAAAAGCGCGCTGATCTCTGTTGCGAGAACGCTTAATGTCACCGCATGGGTCGAGTTCCAATGCTGCGGCTGATTCTCATACGCCGGATCATCCGGCGAAGTCATCGAAAGCGCGTGACTTACGGTGGCTGGCATTTATTGCACCGTTTCCACGCCGACCGCGCGGCCATCGGTGCCGCGCACGATGCGGCGCGGCGCGCTCATCGTTTTCGCCATCCCCTTCAGATCCTTCAGCGCCTCGGCGAGCGCGGCCATGCCCTGCCCCATCTGCACCATCGCCTGCGCCATCGTCTCGTGCTGCGTCTGCGCCATGCCGCGCATCTCGTCGGCGACCTGCCCGATCTGCTCGCGTCCGTCAATCGTGATCGGGGGCTTGTTCCGTTGCTCGATGTCCTTTTCCTTGAGCGAAGCATCCGAAGTCTGCTTTGCATGTGCGAGCGCAGCATCGGTCTGGAGTTTTGACGTAAATTCCTCGCGGCGCATTTGCATCTCCTGCTCGTGCTTCTCGCGCTCGAACTGCAATTCCTGCGCGTGCTTCTCGCGTTGCAGGGCAAGTTCGGCACCCGTTTTCTCTCGTTCCATGCCGTGCTCTGCCTGCATCCGCTGCATCTCGGTCTGCTGCTTCATCTGCTCGACCTGCACGGCTTCCGGAGGCTGCGGGGGCGGGGGCGGCTGCTGCGCAAGCTGTTTAAGTTGTTCCGCAGCTTGGTCAAAGCTTCCTTCGATTCCCTTTCCGACCCGATATCCCGTAACGCCGAACTTGAGCATGTCCATCATCAGAGGGATCAGTACGGCCTGCATCTCTCGTGGCACGCCCACTAGAGACTCGTTCACGCTCTTGAGATACATCCCCACCGCGCCAAGGAATTCGACCCTTGACTGCTGCTCTGCCTGCTCGTCGAGGTAAATCAGAGAATCCGCAGAGACTTCGATCCTGAATTCCCGAACCGGATTCGGGCCTTCGGTCGCTTCCGGGTCCGCCATGCGCTCAGGCCCGATGAGTAATTCCATTGCCTTCTGTACTACTGGCTTATCTGTTTCCGTCAATTGATCCGCGCCGGAGATCAGCGCAATCGTCTGCGGCGAGAATTTCAGGCAAATGACTTGCCCCATGATCGACAGCAAGTCGCTCGCGTAGCGCGCAACCTCGTCCTGATAGGTCTTGAGCCGCAGGCTCGCGTATTGGCCCTTGAGCTTCTGTGCGGTGGCGGTTTCGCTCGCCTGAGTCTGGCCCCGGATGATGTCCGAGATGCCCGTGATCTCGTGGATCTGATTCTTGACCTGCTCGAATGCCTCATAGGCCGCTTGCAGGGCGGCGGCGATGGGCTTGAGATCCACGAGCGAGAGCGCGCCTTGCAGGCCGTTTTTCTCGGCAAACGAAGCCCAATTCTTGACCGGGATCAGTGTCCCCTGTTCGCCTTCGGTGAAGATGCGCCCCAGCTCCGGAATGCTCGCATCGTAGCCGCCGCAAACTTTCAGCGCCTTGACCAGCCCATCAATGCGATCGGCAAGCAAGTCCAGCTCATTCGCTTGGTCCTGATAGATCGTGAAATCCGGCGTCGGTACCAGCGATTCGTTGACAAGCGTTCCGTAAAGCGGTCGCGGACAAGGAAACACATCCTCCAGCCCAAGCGGGTCATCCTTCTCGTCGAGGAATTGCTTGACTGACTTGCTGAACCACACAGCCTTGCGCTCTGCCTTGTCCCAACCCTCGAACACGGTCGCGCATTCGCGCTGATCTTGAGAACCGTAACTTTTGTCCGGGACTGTTTGGCGCGGATCGGCATCAAGCGGCACCTTCGCGCCGATCTCCTCTCCGAAGCGTTCGATCAACTGCTCACGCTTCATGTAGACCTTGCGCCAGACGCGGCCTACTTCTTCCCAGCTCCGCGCGACCGAATGCCCGAAATCGCGCCAATGGACGTAATCCACGGCCACGCATTCGTAATCCAACTCCTCGTCCGGCGTATCCACGTCCTCGGTGACTTGATCGCCGTCCACGGGCTGCGGAGGCACCGCGCGGAAGTGCGGCTCATAGCGGACCCAAGCCGTGCCGCGAGCGCCCAAGAATCGGTCCAGCACATCGGATTTCAGCGCCGTGCGGTACTCGGGATAGTGCTGGATGTGATAGTCCAAGGCGCGCTCAAGGATGAGCGCCGCCACACGGCCCACGGGGTCTTGATCCTTGTGCCTCCGGGAGACATCGGGCTTCGGGATCTTGGAATACGTCGCCGCCGAGAGCGTCTGCACGTTCGCCCAAAGGATGTTGAACTTCGCCTCCGTCCACGTCGTCTTGCCGCTGCGCGGCTCATCCCGATACCGCTTGATGATCTTCTCGACGCGGCCCTCCCACTTCTGGAACGCGCGCTCATAGGCAGCTACATCATCGAGCCAGGATTGCAGCGCCTTTCCCGGCTTCTTGTCGTCTTTCGCAGCGCGGGCCATCAGCTACCCGAGAGCGGATTCCAGAAGATCACGAGGCGCGGATCGGCGCTCGGATATACGTCAATCGTGAAACCTCCAGAGACGTAGTCGGGATACGGGAAGTAAAGCGCCGGGTTGAGCGCGGCTCCCGCAATCGTGGTATTGCCGACGATGAGCGGCCCTATGGATGCGCTCGCCGTCGTCCCCACGAAAAATTGCACGCCGGATGTGCCGGTACTCGCAAAGAGCACGCCGATGATGGCTGCATTCGCGCCTGTGATCGAGAGCAATCCTGTCGCG